AACAATCGAAGCAGGTTAAAGGTACGCCACGTGGTAAAGAAAAGATAACCCAACTCTTTGTGGTTCCAACGACGAGGCAGAAAGGTCGTTTTACAGTTACAGAGTATGAACTGTGAGCTCCTATAGCTCAGTTGGTTAGAGCGTGGTGCTTATACGAGAGTATATTTAGGCGGGGTCCCACCCGTAAAGGCACGCCAAGGTCACGGGTTCGAGACCCGTTAGGAGCAATTTAACTTTTAGATGTGTTGTCCCACATGTAAAAGATAAATATCAGTAGATGTTAGATATGAGGTATGGCTCTCTAGCCCGAAAAATGTTCAAGGTGCGTTGGGGTCTCCATGGTAAGGGTCTCAGGCGATGACATGAATCAGACTCAGCGCGACTCCGTTCAATATGGTCGCAAAATTGACAAGATAAAGGAGCCAACAGCAGCCCAAAAGAAGAAAGACCAGAAACTTATTGACGCAGCTTTTAAGGCTTTTGATAAAGCTTCTCGGGTAGAAGATGATTATGTAGAATTTGAGAACAAAATGAGAAAAAAATAGACCTAAGTTAGCTTAAAGACCTGTAAAAGTTACTTCAAAAAACAAGACCTCATGCGCTGCCCCAACTGCAAAACGTGCTTAACTGCTATTAAGAAAGGACACACGGAATGTGTTATGTCTTTCGATTATAGGAAATGCAAAAATGCTTTGATTGAAGCTGCTAAAGCAAAACAGCTTCATGTATACAACGCTCTCAAAGGAATGCATTGGATTCGGAATTTGAACCCCTCCCTTGTCGATGACTGGGATACCCTTGGGACTCATCTTATCTTGAATAACTGGTATGATCAATATCATGAAATGTATAGACCCATCATTCAAGAAAGACCCTCTGGTATGGAACCGCGGCGCAAACAACACGTGCGAAACGTTGTGAATGCGTGTATTAAAGCCAATGACTTACAAACTCTCAACAAATACGTGTATGCGCGTTCTGTGGTTGGTAATGATTGGACACGAGCTGACCAAAACTCAAGTGTTCGGTACACGGTCCCGGGCCCACGAATTATGGATTCGTATGCATCTGAAGATGATATGATGTATACGATGGAATTGGCTGTTAAATCCAAGAATAAGGATATCATGAAGGAAGTGTATGGATGGTTTCAAAACAGAAGCACCCATTGGAATACGTGGGATTTTGATTATGCGATTGAAACCGGTGACACCTCTGTTTTGTTTCAAGTCATCGAATTATGGAGAAATTGCCCGGATGGAATGAGAGGGGTTGGAATCCAAATGAAATTGGCCACTATCGGAAAAAGTCGCTTGGATATGTTAAAGTTGTTGGATGAATTCCTTCCTAACAAGGAATACCCGGAGAATATGATGCGCCAGATTAATTACAGCAGAGGTAAATCTACCAGAGACAGAAGACAGATGGCTTCGTATGTATCCCAAAAGATGCTCGGGCTCCGCCGAGAACACACTGCGAGTTTAGCTGTGGGAATCGTTGAACATGAGAGAATTGAACAGCGCCAAGCCACTGCCGCACCCGTAGCTCCCGCGGAAGAAAGACCCACCAATCTTCAAAAAGCGTTGGCGATCATTGAAGATTGTGATATTCAAGAGGGAAAGTACCTGGAACTGTGTAACCTTCTCATGGATGTGCACAGAAGAGGTGTGAGAGTATAGAATTAGCTTGTAAAATGATGTAAAACACATGCGGAAACTATAGGTCATACACCCTCCGTGTCTAAAAAATATTACTTATTGTAATGAGGTACGGGTCCGTAGCCCGAAAAATGTTCAAGGTGCGTTGGGGTCTTCATGGAAAGGGTCTTGTTGAGGATCATCACATTATTCCTAAACAGTTCAAGAAACATCCCATAGTTGTAAAATCCGGGTACGATATAAACGCGAGTGCGAACCTCATAATGTTACCAACACGCCTCGGTAAGTTTGTACTCCGTGTGAGGGATGACCGTATTATTCATTCGGGAAAACACACGGGCTACAACAATTATGTTGAGAAGATGTTAGATTCAATGAAATCTGTAGAACAATTTACAGAATTTACAGATTTCTTGAAAAAAGCGTGTCGTCACAGACCTCAAGATATTCCATGGTCTTAATACCCCTTTTTCAGTTCACTCGGACTTGTTGTATCGTTGTGCCTTGAAAAAAATTGTTTTCGACCATGATCGTGATGACCTATTGTACTTGAATGACTTCTATCTATACGCATATGATTTCGCAAGTCTTTATAATATACACGCGCACCATTGGCTATTAGGTCTTCATGCTTCATGTCTACGTGATTATCCATTGGTATGAAATGTTTTGTATATTTTTTCATATTTTCGACGTGTATGAGATAACACTTAGTACTTGAGACCCATTTAAGTTTTTCGAGATTATCCTCTCTTTTGTCTACAAGTCTCGAAAGACAGTGGAAAAAACACATTTCAAAGTCATCCCCCTTTTGTTCAATAACTTTTTGAATTTCATCATACAACTGATTTGATTTTATAATGACATTGTCTTCAAAAATGACAGCGTATTTTAAGTTTTGTTCGTAACATCTCTTATAAAATTCCATGTGTCCCATGTAACACCCAATCGCACCAAGATTGAAATAAGTTATATCTGGTCGTTTAACAGTTTTATCGTAATGCATTTCAATTGCCTTTTCATAGTATTCATCTTCTATGAGATTTTCATACTTCCCAGCAACTTTTGGATTTCTGGTGTCTGGTCCATAGATAATTTCTAAAGGAATGTCTACGTGATGTGTTTTTATGAACCTCTGCTGTCGCTTCTTCTGATCCTTTAACGTAAGTAAAAAGCATTTGTAATCATAATTACTTCGGTTTGGTTTTGACAACAATATGTATAGTACAGATAGCAGCAACAAAACGAACAGTATCATACCTACTTAAACATTAGAAATTATTATAGGGTAAGGATGAATCTCGTAGATATTTCTGGACTCGTGAGTTCCATTTTAATATGTCTCATGTTTGTACCAGAAGTTGCCCATGTTTACAAGCACAAGGATGCGAAAGCCATTAGCTACCCATTTCTACATCTAAATTTACTGGCGAGTATACTAGCTCTAATTTACTCTGTACATTACAATGTCATTCCCATGACCATTACAAATGTATCAGCTGGAATTTTTTCATTAACATTATTCCACTTTAAATATGTAAACGAGCTTAAAGGGGAGAATCAATCTATTGATGAAGTGGGTGTATAATAACCCCACTTCAACCTAAAGCTTTTATGGTGTAGTGGTAACACTGCGGACTTTGACTTTAACGAAGACGATCCGCCACCCTAGGTTCGAACCCTAGTAAAAGCTTAAACCAGTGTTAGCTCAGTTGGAAGAGCAGTGGATTGTAGTAGTATGATATAGATCTCCACGGGTCGGGTGTTCGAATCATCCACACTGGAATATTCCCTTGTAACTCAGTTGGTTAGAGTGTTCGACTGTTAATCGAGAAGCCACCGGTTCGAATCCGGTCAAGGGAGATCAAGCACCTGTAGCATAGTGGTTAATGCGCCTCTTTAGTAAGGAGGAGACCGCGTGTTCGAATCACGCCAGGTGCATCTCATTACCTTAACAATTTTTCATCCAAATTGTCAAGATAATCAACATTAATTGGTGGAGCCTCGAGTATTTCAACATCTAATCTATTTTCCTGTTGTGTGGGTCTTACTTGAACAATGCGACACTCTCTGGCACTTAACATATTCTGTGGTACAATGACAATGGGTCTGCATAAAAGAAGGTACATCTAATATCTCATATCATTTAAATGGAGCTCAAAGAACTCAAAAATTATTGGAAAACCCTTAGAGAAGAATTAGATGTCCTCCCCAATACATTCATTTCTGAAAAGCCCAGACCAACGGGGCATTGGGAGGGTTCAGAAGTTCTAAAAGAGATCGTAGCTCAATATACATCTGGAGCGTGCGGTTGGCTCAAAGGTGGACAAACACATGTCCAAGACAGTTGGATAAGCTGGCCTCTTGTTTGGGAAGGTAAGCCAGTTCTTGGAAATTGTCTAAAATGTCCAAAAACACACGAGTTACTTTCTCAAATCAAGGGAATACATATAGCTGGTTTTGCCCTTATGAAACCGGGTGTACAATTAAAAGAACACACAGATCGCGTTGGTCCAAGTTACAGATTTACTTATCACCTCGGTCTCAAGTGTCCAAAGGGGTGTTTTTTACATCACCAAACACTCGGTGACATAGAGGAAGAAGATGGGAAACATATTGTAATGAATGCTCAATTCCCTCATTGGGCGGAGAATACATCCCAAGAAGATCGTGTCATTCTATACATTGAGTATTACACTTCAACAATACCTCGTTGATTACTTCCCCACCCCCTCATACTAATTTCACTCGCTTCACACCATGGATATATATCTTCACCCACAAAGTTTATAGCGTCCATACCAGCTTCAATGCATTCGTCACAGGTTTGTATACTATCGTCGATGATACACCCAATACCAAGAGCGCGACACACATCAACCTTTTTGACTTCATTCTCAGTAAAACTATTTGTAAGAATGACGTCATCAAATACACCTGGAAAATACCGTTCAATCCACAACTCTGTCGCTTCTCTGACACTGTCCTGACGACCCGTCACTATATAGAGTTTATCAAATGCACGTTTGAAATTTTGCATGGCTGGTTGCGCACCAAGGATTGGTTTGAGGTATAGAAAGTCCTTAGAACGATAAAACTTGTGGAGAATTTCTTGAGACTGTTCTTCTGTACAATTAAAAATTTCTCTATACAGATACTTATATTTGGGTGTCGTGGGTAAGGGAACCCCTCTCCATTTAGCCATAGGTTCAACAAATTTTACAAGAACTTCATCTACATCCACAGCGAGTTTGGTATTCATTTATTTCTACTGACATTATTCATAATCCCGAATCGTCACACCTACCGGAAATCTTGGAACGCCGAGAGCTGTTAAATTTTGAAATCTAACTGTGAGTTGCTTCCCGATGCATTGATCTCTGTTACGGTAAAGTCGCTCTCTTTCCTTGATAGTTCCTTCGGGTCTCACTGTGAACTCATGACCATTTTGAGTTTTACAGACCCAAACGACGGCGTTTGCATCTCTACCATGTCCCGTATTGGCACCCACAATTTCATATTCTTCTGTTTGAAATTCCTTAAATTTGAGAAGATAATTACTCCTCTTTCCAATTTCATAGACACTCGTGGATTCACGAATCATGATTCCCTCGTGACCTTGGTCAACAAATATTTTATGATAATCTAAAATTTCAGACTTTTTGTCGATGAGAAATGTATCAACCATGATTGGCGTCTTATTCTTGAGTATTTTTTGTCTTTCTGCGAAAGGTAAGTATGGTCGTTTCATGTCGAAATAATCGAATGCATGAAAATCCAAACTTTGGGGATTCATTTTGAAAGCACTCGTAAGTTCTTCGAAAGTTAAATTTGGTGCGTAACACTCTCCATCCAGCCATTCACCATCCTTTAGGTTTTCGGTGAGATGTTCGAGACCCTTGACAACTTTACCGGTTCTTGAAAAACAACCCGCTGTCGACACAAGGAGACGTACACCGTCCAATTTGGGTTGAACATAAAAGGGTTCGGAAATGTACTTCTTTCGATCTTCCCATTTATTGGCCAACATGGGCAAAATCTGAATAGCCTTCGTCCTCTCATTGTTCCACATCGTTTTGGCTCGCACGAGAGCCTTTTCATAACCAGTCTTAACATTGGTTCTTGATTCGGTGACTTTATCGCTACCAACCATCCCACTTGTCTTTACGATATCAGCTGTCCCGTCGTTGAGATCTTCCACACGAATGTCTGTAAATCGTTCTCGGTTATTCTTGTCTTCTCGAATAAGTCGTTCCATTATAGAGTTAATTAATTTCTCAACTTTAAATAGATGTCTTCACTGCCAGTTGTAAATTATGGTAGGATGGAACGACTTAGGCCACCAGAACGCACAAATCTATCTATGAATGCAAATACATTCGCAATAATTTTCATTGTATTGTGTTTACTTGGTCTTTACAAACGCTATGTTACTATTAGTCAATCGCGTGAGCAATCTTATACTTTAGACATTTTGATGCCGACAAAAAGAGGTCTTTCTTCATCAATCTCTTAAATTTCTTTTCGGGAATTTCCGTCTTTGACATGTACATTTTCTTAAGAGCGCTCATAAACTTATCACAGCTCTTCATCTCACTCTTGAGATCTTGGTACTTACCCCAAAAATCTGTACTTAATTGGTGAATCAGAAGGTACGCATTTTCACCCATGCGACGCTCTGAACCACCCAAAAACATGAAAGTAGCCGCCGAACAGCACGAGCCTTGAGCGATCGTCACAACCTTAACCCTCGATTTTTCAAGTATGTTTTTGAGAAGGAGACCGGAAAACATGTCACCACCTTCACTCATGATGTGAATTCGAATTTCCGGTTCATACCCAATGAGATCCGCTTTTTGTTTAAGAAGATGAATTTCCAATTTTCGGAAACTTTCCACAAACTCGAGGGTATTTTCAGGGGTGATTTCACCATAAAAGTGGATCTCATTCCCGATAGTTTTTGTAACTTCGGGTTCTTCCTCTTCACCAGGCTTTCCCTTATTATCCACCGCACCGGTAAGAATATTTTCAAAAACTTTCTCAAGTTCCTTTTGTGATGGCATCTTTGAGAGCTTTTTTTATTTTTGTTACGTCTCTCTGTTTTAACTTACTTCCAACTGCAAGATGATTCATAACGTCAAAGTCTTGTGGACTTAAGTTATATTCTAACATTTTTTCTACATTTCCACTTTCGGCATACATTTTGATAAGACATAGATGTTCTATCGTGAGAATACCCATGGATTTTCTCTGTATTTCAACCAACTTTTTAGATCTCATTTTATAGTTGCCATACTTCGTCCAGCTACTTCCAGGTCTAATCTTATCTTTCACAAGTTTTTTACCGAGTGAAGCCCTCGGTATCGCGACCGCGTTTAAACAAAAGTGAGGCATAAGTTCCCAATTCCCACTTGAATATATACATGTATCCACAACATCTGCAAATGAAAATGATTCAGACGCACGAGTCACATCAACGCCCTCCGAATCTAAATAATTCTCTTGAAAAACATCCCAAATATGACCATGTTCTTCGACATGACTAATTATTTTACATTCTTCATCCGAACAAAGTACATCCGCGATATATTCCTTAGGAGTTTTAAATATATCTTTGGAATCATAATCATCTATATACGACATAAAATCTCTTATATTTCCATTTGCTCTTATGGATGCATTCACGACTTTATCAGTTACATTTTCAACAAGTGACACCAATTTTTCAGGTTTGTGTTTGGGTATGAAAATAATTTCAAAATTTGGGTACATACACATATTAATTGATGTCACCACAAGTGAACCTCTTGTTAACTTTTTACCATCAGAAACACTTTCAATGAGACTTTTAAAATCGCCATCATAATCCTCGATGAATGCATGTCTCGGTGCATTTCGTATGAATGTCAAAAAATGCGACTTCGCACTTAAATGATTTCTTTCTATTTCAACACTATTTGAATCATTAAGAACATTTTTCAGTACATACGATTTTCCAACCCCCGAACTCCCACATATAAATACATTTTTACCCTCGCGAATGTATTTCTTCAGGGCTTCAATTTGCTGTGTGTGAATCGTTGTGGTAAAGGATTCTTCTTTTTTTTGTTCGATAATTTTAATGAAAGAATCCATTGATGATCTTACTAATCAAGCCATAGATTTAGTGCTTGAAAATGACGCACTACATGAACGTATCGTAAAACCTTTAAGAAAGAAAATTTTACCATATGTGGTTTGTTCTATTTTAACTAATGTCGGCATGTTTATTCTTCTTGTGTACCTTGCTCGACGTCTATCGGTTCTTCAGAGACCACCGATGTGAGTTCTTCTTCTTCGTCTAATTCAGACTGCATCTCTTCAAGGATCTTTATTTTTGCTTCATACTCTTCCCTCCCTTTTACGAGTTCTCCAATCCTGGAAAGTGGTCCACCCTTTGTTGATTCGGAGATGACACTTGAACCCGTGTGTGATCTTATATTTGTGAAACCTGGTAGTTTCAACTTGGGAATCGCTCGGACATCGAGAATCTCAGGCTTCGTGAACATATTGTCAAGTGGGTATTCCTTTTCAAACTCTGCAAGGATAGTTGATGGAACACTTGGTGACTGTTCAATGAGACGGTCATATTCATTCTTGCATCTGGTAACAAATTCCAAACCATCTGTACTACGCTCTTCACGAGCGAGAGCTAATTCTAATCTAATATTTCTGGAAAGAAGACCAAATGAGAGCGCCGCCGCCTTGTGATTCTCCATAAGTTCATTGATCTTCAAGAACTGCATAATGGTCGCGACGAGACCTGCGATAAGGTTAAGACCACCAATGACAGATGGCACCATACCACGGAGGTTCTCGGGGAACTGTTCTTGAGCAAAGTTCGCAGTACCTGTGATTGTTGAAAGTATAATGACAGGTAAAGTAAAACGCATACTCAATCCCTTGTACAACAGGAACGCTCGGTGATGCATGTACCTGTAACACCCCGAAGCCTCACCCCATTGACGCAATATAGATTCGTGTTGCTCATTCCAACTATCACGACGATTTTCAAGTGCCTGTTGTTTGATCATTTGATCGTCAAAATTTTCTTGGTTCATTTTATAATAGATGAACATAATATTCTGGATTCATCTTGTATTTCTCATAGGTATTCTGGTAGTTCCATTTACAAATGATCGCAGAAACCTTGAATTTTATTCCATACTTATCCCATTTTTGTTCTATCATTGGAGTGTCAATGATGATACATGTGCTTTGACACAAGCCGAAATGTATGTGACAGGGCAACAGAAGGAAGAAACCTTTATGCACCGAGTGGTTTCTCCAATATACAAGATGGAAGACAATGATATAAATAACCTGACAAAGACGGTATTCTTTTTCCTATGGGCTTTGGTCCAGTATCGCCTTGGACGCTTTGATACGTTTATTGATGACCTAAGATTGATCGTGAAAGGTAAAACACCCAAGTAAAATGCCTCACTGGCGTGAAGAAGAACTCAATCGTCTTCGGAAAGAGTATGAGTTCTACAAGGAAACTGATAGTCTAAGATCTCAAACTTTAAAATGGATCATAGACTATCACGAATGCATGCTTGGTATAAAGTTTTGGGGCGAAGAGTTTACACAACACAATGGACATCAAACAACAAATTGAAGCTCTCGAGCAATCTAAGGAATTTCACCATCAAAAATATTTAAACAATCTTCAGATTATTGATGACAAAATTGAAAGAGTTGAAAAACAGATGGAGAGAACAAAATCTCAAGTGAAACGGGATCTTCTTAACCGTCACATTGACTGGTATGAGGAAGAGATCCTAAAGATGGACGAAGCCATTGAAGTCATTACACAAAAGTTAAATTCGGAGATTGAGAGACTCAAGGGTGTTATGAAGTCTCACGAAGAAAGAAAACAGAAGGAGAAGAAATCTTTTGAATACAATATTGAAAATATTCGAGTGTGCTGTAAAAAGCGTAGTGCGGCGACAATGTTTGACGCTTTAGAATCTGTGGCAAACGCATTAGAAATTATTAGAGCCGAGGCCCGTCAAACCTAAATTTATCAAAAAAGTGTACGGAAACTCTAAAGTTATAATACAAAATCATACATAGTGCGTCGGCAATATCGTGTTTCCTCTCGTAGGGTATTTCACCCTCAATATATTTATCTGCAATGGAGACAGTTCGCTCCTTGCGTTCCTCATAATTTAGGTGTCTCATACCAAAATGTGTATGCATGCTCACAGGTGAAACCAAGATGACTTTATCTTTGAACATGTAATTTAGAAGTACCTCAATGTTTGTAAACCCTCCAGGTGGTTGTCTCTCTATAAGAATTTTATCAGCACTTTCAAAAATATGTTCATGTGCATCTACAAATAACGGAACGAGATCAACGATGTCATTTGAGTGAATATATTTATAGTCTTCGAGACTTGCCTTCTTCATGAATTCTACATCTACCTTTGGACCTTTACCACATTCGGCGAGGACAAGTCCCATATTATGATACCCAATATCTATGGCGAGTACCTTCATGTCTTTATCTGAATAATATTCCTTAACTATTATAAATGAAGATAAAGAACAAGAACAAGACTCAAATCTTGTGGTTAGTTATTATTGTACTTGCTCTCGTTTTGGGATACATATACTATAACCCTAAAGTTGTCGAAGTTCCAGTGGAAGTGCCTGTGATGCCAGTTCCTCCAAGACCAATGGAGAGGCGACAAAGGCGCCGCGAACCCGAATTCAGAGGTCCACCCATCAAACAATACAAACCCGGTTTTATGCAACAAATGGGTATTCTCGTGGGTTCCGGAGAAGAAACTCTCCCCCTATACGGTAAAGAGGTCAGAGGACGCAGGGATCGCTATCACTATTATACCACAACGGGTGGTGAAAACTTGTACCCGGTTCCCGTGACACACAACGCGCGCGACTGTATGGAAGATATTGGGTGTGAAGAGATATATGGGAATGAATCAGTTTCAGTAACTGGTAAAACTGGTTCATACACGGTGAATATGTACAGAACGGATGATTTCTTCTAAACTATTCCGATTTATGAGTAAAACGATCATAAGTATCCTTAGTTAACATCACAGATGAGCAACAACTCAAGAAACAGCAGGCAGCCAACATCATTATGATAGGTGGTGATTTAAATGGAAAATTTACCATTCTCTGCACAACCATAGCTGAACACAAGCACGAACAGATAAGAGATATCATGGTACTCGCATCAAGATCTTTATCTTTTTGAAATGCAACAACGGGCGCGGTAAATAATCCCGCACCTGGTACAGATACACCGAGTGCATCTAAACCCATAAATTGAAGTAGGAATGATGCCATTTAATATACACTAACAAAAATTATTCCGCAAAGTCGTAATAATATCATATTCTCTCCCCTGAAGCCCTGGGTTTCTTGAGAGTCTCGCCTTGAGTCTCAAGAGTTCCAAGATTGTGTCATCGTCCAGATTTTTGAAAAAGTCTCTCTTTGCGTGCATGTCATCAAGTTGATTAGTTTCCTTCTGAGATTGAACATACGGCCATGTGTGTCTTCGTAGAGAGGCGACTTCTTCCTCAAGTTGCCTAATACGGGGAAGAAGCACTTTAGTTATCAAAGTACGAGTCTCCATATCCATGTATTAAAAATGTACCATATCTTTAAGATATGCTGAGGTATGCAGCACTCAATCATGAACTAACAAAAGTCATTAGAGACGTTCATCGCTCTAGCGCTAAAGTTATTTTGGATTATGCGAGAGAGAACTGTAAACTCCATGACGCACAACATGTCAGCGATGTTAATATGACCATGATGTCAAATATTCCAGGAAGTATGTTTGCTCTAAAAATGACTTCATTTGGATCTAGAGAATCACCAACTTTTGCGGTGGCGCACATGAAAAAGATAATTCAACACGCGATAAATAACAATTGTCAAGTCTGTATTGACGCCGAAGATATCCTTTATTCACGAGAATCATATGATATGATG